CTCTGCTGGCTTACCTGGTGCTGCTGGTTGTGCTGGCTCTGCTGGCTTACCTGGTGCTGCTGGTTGTGCTGGCTCTGCTGGCTTACCTGGTGCTGCTGGTTGTGCTGGTGCTCCAGCCGCACCGCCTGCTGCCGCGCCTGCTTTGGCACCCGCTACCGCACCTGCCGCGGCACCTGCCGCTGCCCTGCCAATTGTACCTGCCGCTTTACCTGCGGCCGCGGCACCTTTCTTAGCCATACCAGCAACTGCTTGCCCAATACGGCTAGTCATTCCTGGTTTTTTAGGTGCATCACCTGCTGGCTGTGCACCTTGTGGTTGTGCTGGTTCTCCAGGTTGTGCTGGTTCTCCTGGTTGTGCTGGTTGTCCAGGTTGTGCTGGTTGTCCAGGTTGTGCTGGTTGTCCAGGTTGTGCTGGTTCTCCAGGTTGTGCTGGTTCTCCAGGTTGTGCTGGTTGTGCTGGTTCTCCTGGTTGTGCTGGTTGTCCAGGTTGTGCTGGTTCTCCTGGTTTAGGAGTGGCGCCGGTGGAAGGGACTTGAGCACCAGGTGCTCCGTCGACCTCTGCAGACCCCCCGTCACCACTAGTACCGCCGTCCTGATCAGGCTTTGCTGCTGATGCAGGCTTTTCAAATTCAATGTTTGCTTGTTGTGCCACTGATTGCATACCAGTGTCATCTAGTCCTGCAGACTGTAGTACACCAAATACTGATGCGGCATCTGTTGGCTTACCTGCCTTGGACCACATCTGATTCAGTTTACGTGCAGTAATCTGTTGGCCTAGTTCTTTGCCTACTGCTTTAGCGCCTTTGGCTACTGCTGCTGCACCTTTCTTAAGAGCGCCGCCTGCGGCTCTAATATCCTTACCAAGACCTTGTTCCCATCCTTTCTTAGCAAAATTCTTAACACTATCCCAACCAAGTTCATTAACAATATGACGTTCTGATTCTGTTAGTGCTAAACCGGCAAGATACTTAACATATATTGTTTCATATATTGCGGTAGTATTATCGTATGCAACACTTTGGTTTAATATTTCTGGAAATCGGATTACACGTCTAATTATATCTGTTACGTCGGCTTCTATTCCTATATTGCTGCCAGCAACTTCTCTTGCTAATGCACTAGCTGCTTGTCTAATTTCTCTCTCACCTGTTAATCCTTGGCTAACAAGATCTTGTAATTTGTCCATTGGAATATTGTATTGACTAAATGTGTCTGCGGCTGCTGATGCTGCACTTGCGGCTGCATTGCCGGCGCCACCAGCCATTGCATCTGCTGCTTGCTGAGCAGCATCCATGTTACCTAGTTGCTCTGGATTTAATAATTCCTTTGGTACTGCTATACCATTAATTTCTGTGGGTACTCCACCCTGTGATGCGAAATTTAAGCTGCTGGTATCCTCGATACCCATTTGTGCGGCTAGTTCTCTAGCCTGTGCAGCTTCAGCTCTTAGTTGTGCACCAATATCGTTTACACGACTAGGATCAACACCCACTTTTTGTGCAACTTGTGCTAATTGTTCTGGATCATCAGCGGCGGCGGCCATTGCATTAACATCGCCACCAAAGAAATCTTTAATACCGTCAACTGCTTTACCAGCAAGGAAACCAGCTACCGCTGTCTTGGCTGATTTACCAACTGCTGTACTTAGTTTTTCTCCTGCTAGTAGGTCGTTACCCATACGCAACAGAAAACCAGCGGCTGCACCACCTGCTGGACCTGCGGCAATGGATGCCGCTGCTGTTAACAAACCTACAGCAAACTTTGCGGCTCCTGGGTGTGCTTTTGCAGCATCGCTCAGTTTTAAAACAATCTGGTTAACTTTGGAATCTTTACCGCCAAGTTTGTCATACATGTCCTTCTTGGCTTTTTCAAATGCGGCGTCAATGTTTTTAACAGGAGTCGTGTCCTGTATCATTCTGCCCAATTCGTTTATTTTTTTATTGACTTGTCTAACAATGTCGGCACCAACTTTAACTGTACCGGCTACGGCGGCTCCAGCACTTGCTGCTGCATTTCCTGCTTTACCTAAACCAGTTTGGAATTCACCAGAGTTAATAGCATATTCTTCTGCACTGGTAAAAAGAGTGTTAATTTGCTGAGAAGTCAGCTCTGCTTCAAAGAGGTACTTATTTGTCTCTATAAGCTCTACGACTTCGTCCCATTCTCTGAGATATTTTCTGGTATCTTCATTAAGCGTCTGCCAGACACTTTCAGTTAAAATGGACTTTGTATAATTATTGACTTTCACCGCCTTCTCCCGTTTGACTTTCTTTAATTGCTTTTTTGATGCCACGGGAAAACTTACTGGCGTCCTTACCACGTATGCTGTTAATCAGTCTGTTGGTAAGGTCTTTTGCGGTCTGCTCATCATAATGTATTTCGATCTGTTCGATTAAGTTAATAGCACTTTTAATAACATGCTCACCACGATTTTCTACCACGTGGTTACGATCACGATCTACTGAAATCTGATTCAGTTCTTCTAAAATGCTTCTGCTTTTACGCACAATTAGTCTCCGTTGCTAATACAAGTATTTATCACTTTCTGCCTTTCAAAAATTCACGAAGTTGTAAACTCTGGCTAACGGCTTCTTGTGCGTCAGGTTCATCTGCTTTGATCACACTACTTCTTTTAAGTTGATCCATCAAAGTTGCTGTTTGTAATGCTTCTGCACCCTCTTCACCTTCTTCTAGATCCTCAATTCTCAGTGTGTCTATGTTAAATTTTAAGTCCACTTTACTGCCAACACCGCTACTGCTACGTGTTTTCATAAATTGTACTTGATATCTACCACGTTCACGCATTGCATTACTAGTAAAAATACCAATAACATTATCTGACGTATTAATTTTACTGATACCACCTGCAATATGGCTGTGATCATATTCTATTTCTTCTACAGCACTACGTCCTAACTGTGATGCTGTTGCTAATAGTATGTTTCGTTCCATACTTAAATTACGTAATTCTTCAGATACAAATTTGTCTTTCACAAACAAATTTTCTGCACTGATCTTTTTACTGATAGGCATCATTAAGTCCAAGTAGTCCACTAATAGTGCGTCTACTTTAATGCCACTCTGTATCTCATACTCACGTAAGAACACACGCAAGTCGTTGGCGCTAATACCACTAGGCATATACTTAACACGGAATTTGCCTTTGCCTTTGCCCTTCATACGAACTTTGAGATCAACATCATCCATGTTCTTCATGATCTCCTTTGCCGCATAACCACTTACCATGCTGTCCAAACGCATGCTGATTAACTGCTCACTTAATTCCAAACTAACGTAAACTACATTAAGCCCAGCCAATGCCCAGTTAACGCCCAGGTTTTGCAAAAACAAACTTTTACCACCACCACTGGGTGCGGCAAAAATAGTAATTTCGCCTCTGTTCAATCCACCATACAGTTTTTGATCAATACCTTTCCAGCCTGTACTTACTGCACCTGCTTGTGCTTTGATCATTCCAAACGCTCCTTAGGGTTTTCAAAATATTCCAAACCCAAGTCTTTAATAAGACCAATCTGTGTTGCCGCTTTAACACGTTCTTCCACAGCACCATAATTTTTATTTTCTAAATCATCAGTGCTTTCAATGATGGCCTTTTCTAGTGCTTTGTGCTTACAAAATGTTTCAAATTCAGATAAGAACCAGTCCTGATGTTCCGGTGTTACATTTGCAATTGGTTCCAGTTCTACTTTACCAACGGCATTAATTTGTTCTATTGTGGGCAGTGTGTTATGCTCTTGTGTATGACTCTTAATGAAGTCTACCACAGGACGATATTTTCTGATAAAGTGATCGCTATCCAGTATAGCCATGCAACGGCTAAACAAATCGCCATCCGATATTAAAAATTGCACAAACATGTGCTGAATTTCATCTGTATATTCTTTTATATCACTCATAAGTAGTTTCTTTTCTTCAGCTCAGTAATTATATATCTAGAAAACAGTTCATGACCTTTATCATTTGGATGATTATCATCAGGTCCTACTCTGTTTAAAAATTTTCCTTCAGGGTCAAAAATACTAACCATGTCTATTAAAATTTTATCATAAGGTAATAAATTCATCATGAGGTCTAGTGATTCTACACCACTGCTACTATAATGTAATTTTAAACACTGCGGGTCCATACCAGTTAGCAAATAGTTAATGTTGTTATGTTCTAAATAGTATACAAGTAATAACAAACTTTTAAAATGGCGATTCAATAACTCATAATCATTTTCAACCAGTAGACTGTAATTTACTACACCTCGCTTGTATGCTTCGTCCTTCCTCATAGATTCCATTTCTGATATAATTCTGTCATTTTCTGCATCCAGTTCTGGTGTACCTTGTTTGGTATGAATCACATCGTATGCTAAATCATAAGCATGATATCCTTCCATTTGGTCAGGATCTATATAATGTATTCTGCTAAGATATCCTGATTTATGAATTATCTCTTTCCTTGCAGGTTGGCTTACTTGTAAAATAAACATCCAATCACTGATATCATCGTCTATGGATTTTAAGTGTTCTACAAACTGCATTGTTGTACGTACTAATCTATCAACTCCTGTGCCTGCCATTGCATGGTTAAACAAAACAGAAAATAATGGAGATATTTTTTCAGGCCAAACAGTGCGTTGTCTCCATGGGGAACAATAAGTAAAATTCTTATATGTTATATCATGATTTTTCTCATCTTCTGGAAGTGGATTGGTTCCGTGTGTAAAACTACAGCCATTTGTATAAAGTTTCATAACATTTTACTCTTAACTTCAATCTTTATTTTATTGTTAGTTGCATTTTGTATAATACTGTCCACTGTAGCTAATCTGCCGTATCGCATCACAGCATCAGCCGCATCTTTAACATCTGGAGCCCAATTAGGAAAACTTACTTCCCAACCCAATGCTACTGCTTGTTCTATTAGCTCTTTGCCTGCATCATCTCTGTCAGGGCAGAGTATAACACGTTTACCCAGTTTGTCTATCAGATGTGCTTGCTCTGCTGTCACACTATTACCCAGTATGCTTACACCATCTATCAGTATAGCATCAAACACACCCTCAGTCACAATAACAATTTGCCGTTCACTCTCAGCAAACCTGTCCACATTAAAAACATAGCCACTTTGTAAGTTATGCAGATACTTGGGTGTCTTTTTGTCTGGCGGAGCAATATGTCTGCCAGTCCAACCCACTAGCTCACCATTGTATGTGAAAGGCACAATTACACGTTTTCTGTTAGGCAAGTCGTCAAAGTGTAACAGTGGATAAATGCCAAGTAGTCCACGCTCATTTGCGTAAACTTTTAATGGATTATTATCAGGCAAATCTTCAATATATTGTGCACTGTCAGGTAAATCCACTGTGTTAAATTTATTTGATGAGTAAACATAGTCTGTGGGTGCGGCAACTTCTAGCTCTTCACTGTTCTTTAATAATTCTATTTGTACCTGATGTATGTCTTGCTTACTGGCACCCAGTCTTTCTGCCAAGTCTTTAAACTTTTTACCCAAGTGTGAGTTCATGTTCCAGCCTGTGGTATAACCGCAGTTAAAACAATGGTAACTTATCTTTGCACCACTCTCTATAATACCACCACGTTTACGGCTGTCTGTGCACATTGGACAATCAAGAGTGATCCACCCGCTGGGTGTACGAGTAGTACGCACCGGCAGGTTATGCATCACAAGGCTGTGTACAGAATCTACGACTTTATCTATCATACGAATAGTATAATAGATTTATCTGTTTTTGTCAATGACTAATTGCGTAACTGAATCTTTGAAATGCCGCCAGAAACGGGGTAATGAAGCACCCTGACCCAATTGCAATTTACAGTAAAAGTATCTACTATAATGTTGCCAGTAGTCTGTGGATCAGCAATATCAAGTGTGGATACAGTGAACCAGTCTGGACTTTCATCATCGCTGTCGGGGGTTGATGTTAAACAACTTGCTTGTATTTGAACTTGGCCAGTATATCCTGAAGCATGGATTGCCATGGTGTGTTGTGCATAATCAAAATTTCTTTCCAGGTTACCGTACAGTGCACTGGTTACAAAACTGTTAGCGGCATCTCCTAGGATTGTATTACCTGTTTGGATAAACACTTCTGTATTTTGTGTGGGTATAGGTTCCACACTGGCTTGATCACTGATTTCTATATCAAACTTCAGGTTATTATTTTGATCAGTAAAAACTGGTAAATCAGTTTGTTCTGTTTCACTACGAGTAATGTACAATGAATATAAACCTGCATCCACAGCACCCAAATCACTTTCAGGTAATACTAATTTAACAACACCAACATCAGCAGTGTGCTCTAATGTTCTGCTAAAAATTCTTCTGCGAGTTGAAGGATTTACAACATGTGCTCTGAGGGTATCAGAAAAGACATTTTGTTTCTTTCTGTCACGATCTGTGATATGAAAGAATATTTCATTTGATAATCCTTTGTGTGCTTTTAATTTTCTGTTATTCATAGGTCTATTATCCACGTACATTGAGGTAGTAGTTACAACTAAATTTATTTTATCTTCATACAGATAAAGTCTGTGATCACTTGAGCTCATGTAAGTATTTATCTAGATTCTAGGCACGAACAAACTCGTACAATCCAGCCATATTTGCAGTTGCCAGAAAGTCCTCTTCTCTGAATCTGATCTGTCTTTCTCTGATCTGATAATCAAATATAATGTAAAAACCTATGTCATCCATTAAACTAATGACATTCCTCACTAAAATATCCCTTCTCAAGTCACGCCTATACCTAACACTCTGTCTCCAAACCATTTCTCTATAGGCGTCAATTTCGCGGTCGTTAGGATAACTATGTCCGAAAATTTCTATGATACGATCTTGTGGGAGGATTAGCTCGTACATAATAATATTTATTAAGAACCAAAGATATCAAACATTTACATTACGAATAATAAATAACTTTAATGGAACCACAGAATCCCTATAGTAAATTTGAATTTTTAACAGGAATACAATACTCAGAAGAAGAGTATGTGGGTATCGTAGTGAATCAGGACAATCAACTGCTAACCTTTTATGATGTAAACTTGATTACAACCATTCCCAAAAAGAAAGAATTCTTAGAATACGGTGAAATGTGGTGGTGGGAAAGTAATCGCCAACTGCCCATAGATGTTTTCTTACATTACGAAATGGATCAGTTCAAATATGCATTGCGAACTTTTATTGTAAAAGATGTAGAAATACTATTTGGTCCTGTAACCAGTTTACAAAACTTAATGAAGAAAAGAATTAAAAGAAGAAGTATTCAGTTAGTCAGGAAAACTGACTAGTCCTCACACAACAAATTCAACTGTACAACAATAGCCATAGCAAATGCAATAGCATGAGCTTTCTTAAAATAATACTCGCCGTTGTCAGGCTTTGACCACACCGTTTTAGCAATCTCATCAAAAGTTTGTCCTTGTAAATGTCTCTTGGCAGGACGTATGATAGCCAGTATCATTGCTAACTGTTCAATATTGGTTGGTTTGTATTGTTTAACTAAGTCTGCATAATTATTGATGTGATACAGTTGCTCTACTACTTCAGCATGCTCTAGCAGTTCCCACATAGGCTCTTGATCTACCAGTTGTTGTAAGTGTTTCTCGTTTTTTACTTTGTTATACACATTGTTATTAAGGAAGTCAACTTTAAACCAGCCATCTTGTTCTGCTTCCTTGTGATCTATAGCACTGTATCCTTGTAGTGGGAATGTGGGTATGTTCTGAAAGTAAACTCCAGTATTATGCTTTGTAAACTTGCCTTCGTTTTTTATGCTGGCAGGAGTATGCTGAATATGATCTAGAAGTTTAGATCTGTCAGCCATGTCTATGTCAACATCAAAATCAAATACATTATTTTGTAAAGACATATATACCCTCAAATTTTTCAACACCATCTTGTTTGCCGTTGCCAACTCCAGGTCTGGTGTTCAACATCATTTTAATTGTTTCTGTGTGTTTAAATCCTAATTTCTCAGCAGTACTTATCCAACGGTCAACCACTTTAAACTCTTCTTTTGGTGTTTTGTAATCTGCAATGTTTGTGGCAAAGACGCCATCATCATTTAATCCTTTATGTATATTTTGCATAGTAGGCACCACATAACCTTCGAACCAGTTATCTAAACTGTCGTACCTATTCATACACTGTGTGGGCTCGTCTGAGTACTTTTCTAAGTTAAAGTAGGGCGGACTACTAAATGCACAATCAATGTTGTCAGGCACGTATTCCTCGCTTACAGACTGGTGTATCTCGCCTGGTATACCGCCTGCTTCTGCTATAAACGCATTTAGTATGTTTAAATGGTCCACTGTCTCAGTATTGGGATCTACTCCCACATATTCTAGTTTAAGATTACTACTGGTTACACCAAGCAGTCTGCCGCCATAGCCACAACTGTAATCATATACTTTACCCCACAACACAGGACACAAATACTCCACTATTGCTCTAGCGTTTTGTGCTTTAAAGTTTTGTATATTTTCGCCTGTAACTAGTTCTAATGCTCTGCGTACAGCCGTAGGATAAACCAATTTATCTCCCTCTCTAAACTCAAAGCAAATACGAATAGCTCTGCGTAATTTGTCATCGTCATAAAATCTGTCTTTAAGACTGTTTGAGCCTCTGCCTTTGGGCTCTGCTGTCATCATATTTGGAAACAAAAATCTATTCAGTGTTTGTCCTTTGTTGTTGCCCAGTCCTATGCGGCCATTTTTTACATTATTATATGATGATGTACGAAAACTTTTAATTGCTTCTACTACACCTGTTTCTGTATAATAAATGATGGGTACCAGATTAACAGCACGGTATAAATCAAATACTTCTTCAATAGTTCCTGCTGGATCACTATCATATTTTTCTTTTGTAAATTTATCAAAGGCAGGATACAAAGGCTCATAGCCTGTAAACTTTGAGCCGTTCACGTGTAAACGTTTTATGTTCCAAAAGTCGTAAATTTTATCTAACATTTTTCATCGTCAAACAGAATGCTCCATTTCATTAATTTGTCTTTCTTAATTTCCATTCTGTCTTCTATTTGGTCCTCAGTTACAAGTCCACTCATTTTCATTATTTCGATCATGGTCATTACGTCACCAATTTCATCTTGTAAATTGCGTAGGTATTTGGTTTTACCTTTACTGCGTATCATTTTACTACAGGCCTGAATGAGCTCTCCGCATTCTTCCATAGTAATAACTAACATTTCTTCTCGTTTACGATTCATTATTCTAGTGGCTTTAATCCCTTATAAACTTCAATATCAGATACATCATTAGTATGATACGAATAGCTCAATAAGTCAACCAAGCCGTCTCCATTTACATCTATTAATCTGCTTACACCGCCCCAGAGTTGTTGTTGCTGTATTTCAGTGTGATCAGGAAAATGTTCTGCATCACTTACTTCATACAGTGTTACATCACCGTTATAGTTAAAGTAGATAATAGGATCTGTTTGATAGGATTCCTGATTTAACTTTTGAATAAAGATATCAGTCATACCATCATTGTTTAAGTCTGCACATTCCATAAAGAACGCACGGTATTGGTGTTCAACTTCTTCTGGTGTTCTGTTAACAAACTGATCATCAGCAATTTCAAATACCATTAAGTTACGATAGTTTTCTAAATCTTCACTAGAGTACTGATATCCTTCATGTACATCAATACCATATTTGAATGCATCTCCCCAGAGTTCTATAGCAATACCTGTATTCCCGGTGTCATTAAAATAATCCAGTTTGCACATTTCGTCTGTGGCAACGCCCACAGTATAGTATCCACCAATTTTGTGTACTGGTGTTTGATAACCATCTATATAAACCCATATAGGATCAGACTTTACAACTGCATCAGTAATTTGCCAGTCATTATTATTTTTTGTATAAAGAGCAACACCACAGGACTCTGATTCACAATAACCTGTAACTAACTGTTCTTTGTTTAGTACCTGAATATCAATAGCCCAATCGCCCTTTCCAGGATATAAATCTGTAATATCTTCCCATTCAGCAGTGTTTAGATTCCAACGATGAGCTTGGAATGGTGTACCCAGCATACCAGCAAATAAAACATCATCGTATCCCATATCATTTTGTATGGCACCTACTGCATGACCATGACTGCGGGTACCCACTCTCTCTATAGTGAACCCACCATCGCCAGTACTCAACAACACTGTTTGTTCTGTGTCCCAACGGCTTCCTGATAAATCATCTGTACGTAGATCTTCCCAGTTTACAGCAAATGCAATGTCCTCATAGCCGTCTCCATTAAAGTCGCCTTTTGTCCATTTGCGGCTAGCACCACCTATTCTGGGTATGTCTTCACCAAACACCCTATAATTATCCACATACCAATTGCCATATCCATCACTTACTAATGCTACTAATGCATCAGGTGTGGGTGTGTCATAAATTGCTGTGCCGGGATCTGTTGAACACCAATAGTGCAGAATTAAATCCTGATATTTGTCGGTGTTTAATTCAATAGGAATCATTGCAAATAATTCTGGTGTTGCATGAAATCTATAATCATCACAAGTAGAGGCAACAATACTATAGAGATCATCAATCAGTAACTCTTTATTATCTGTGCTAAAAAAGGTTTCTGCATACTGAGTACTTGGTGGAGGAGGAGGCGGTGCTTGAATATCAGGTGTTGCAGAACCACCACCACAACCTGAAAGAACACCCATAAATGCCACACATCTAATTAGCTCTATAAAAGTGTAGTTCATTTTACTCATACCTATATTGTGAATGTTCATATATTATAACAATATAGGGCTATGAAGTCAAGCAGATAAGTTACTGATTTGACTAGGAAATCATATCTATAATAGGTGTAGGATTGGGAGATGCATCCATTGCATGTTGCAATAATTCGTAATCTCTGCGATAAAAGTCTTTAAGTCTGAGTTGAAAATCTGGGTCACTGTAAACTTCTAACAGTTTAGGATATATGAACTTTTTATCGTTTCCACTAGTGACATTTCTGTAATCTATAACTTTGTTATGAAAGTGTCCCACCCCCAGAGCTTGTAGATCTGCTAGTACAGAAGGTGTATAGGTATAGATTTTTAATTCATTCCAGTTTAAATTGTAGGGCAAAAACCATGCCTGTGGGGCAGTGTGACGGTCGAATCCTATGTCGTAAATTTCGTCATTAAAAAATTTTTCTTCTAAATCGTCTATCTTAAATTTAGATAAAAATTCCTGGGTACCACTCAACCATCTGGATACTGGATCTCTAACAATCATGATTGGTGTTTTACCTAATGCGGGGTTGTAATCTATTTCTTGGGATTCTCCTTCACCCTCTATTGCCCAAGCAATAGCACTGCTGGCTACTTTAGGATTAGTAAAGTAAAAATATTGACCACAAATTCGGCCGCGGCCTCTGACTTCCTGTAAATCTTCTAGCGGTGCCGCGCGATTAGCGTAATCATATTTTGTAAGGCTAAAAATATGTTTACTAGTTAATGCTATCATTTGAATATATCATCAGTATAAAGTTGTTTAATATCGCTGTAGTTTTCCCTAAACTTTTTAACAAATAACGAATCCGTAAACAGTCTGTGTATCTCTACCCAAAAACATTCCACAATGCTTATAACAAGTACAACTGGTAATAGAATCCATAAATAAATCTTTTTCCATATGCTCATGTCGTATCCCAACTAATTTCTATTCTAGTACCTCCAGTTTTGTCCCAACTCCAGTTGCAACCACATTCTTCAATAATAGGAAGTACTTGTATAAGGTTATTTACACCTTTTTTGTCACCACTAAAGCAAAATAATGAATATCCTTGCTGTTCTGGTGTGGCGTATTCAGGGTCATAATGATCCCACCAATCTTCTTCTTCGTCTTCAGTGTCAAATTCTGGAGGGTCTAACTCTATTTCACAGTCTTGTGAATGGTTAAACAACACTTTGTCGAAATCTACTTCAGTACCATCTTCAAACTCGTACGGCAACTCCGCCCATGCACAACTTTGACAGCAAGGCATATTCCATTCTACAAACCAACCTTCTTCACGTAATCGTGTTTTAAGTGTTTCGAAACTCATACTGTTTCCTCTAAACTGTCATGATTTGTATATTCTATTGCCATTGGAAAAACTTCTGTAATAACCTTTGCACATTCTTTGGCTATTTGGATATGCTCTTTTTGTGTGCCATTTGCACTGCGTAAATCAATGTAGTGAATCCAACTACGCAATGTACCATTCATATACAAGCGACTTACTGTGTTTCCTTCTGGTAATACAGCACGAGCTTGCTCTTTGGCTATACCATTATCCAAAGCCCACTTATATAGTTCTTTACTTTGTTTGATTAGTTTGCTTTGTCGTATACGAAATTCCTCGTTTAGAGCAACATGTTTATTATTGTTTTCGTCAATATCAATACTATTTTGTCTGTTCTTAGGATCCTGGAATCTTGCCTCTCTGGTAACTAGTTCCAATTCTTTAACAGGGTCTGCATAACGTTGACTAAACTCCTGGAAACTAAAACTTCTGTGTCGCAAAATCTGTCTGGCAATATCTCTGGTGGTTTCAATCTCCAAACACACATTAACCATTTCAAATGGTGACCAGTGTTTGTGTTTCATCAAATATTTTAATAGTTTATGAGATGTTTCTGTGTTGTTCTGGTTGCCAGGATTACTTACCCTTGCACAATAAGCAATAAGTCCTTGAACATTTGCCATAGTGGGATCATCTTCTACCACAACTTGTGGTGCCGCACTGTAACTAATCAATTTTACTTTCATTTTATACCCTTATATAGTTGCTGCTTCACACATTGCACTAACTTCTTTAACTTGCTCTGCTTCGTTGCTAAACAAATTCATCCAATAGTTTGCATCAATAATGTTGTTTATCATTTTAACTTGCTCACCATTTAGTCTGGTTAGCAATTGGTCTCCAGTATCACTTAAATATAACACCCAAGGAGATATCTTGGCAGCTCTTAAATCATACACTGCTCTATTTGTAGAAACTTCGCAAAAGTAGTTGTTCCATTCCTTTCCAGATTCCAAACTCCATTCAGTTAGATACCTAACTGTACGTTCCATGGCTTTTAATCCAGGTTCACGTTTAACATACTCTAATAGGTATTCGTCATAGATTGCGTCTTTTGTCCAATCTGATAATTTTTTACCTTTTTTAATTAACCACTCTGCAAATGCTTCAGGATTCATGTATTCATTACGCACACACGCCCTACCAAACTTTGTAAAGCCTTCATAGTACTGACTACGAATAAAGTCTTCCATGCTTTTGGGCTTGCTTGCAGCAGTGTTAAGTTCATAGAACATCTGAAATACTCTATATCCTAAACGAATATGAGTCATATCCCTATCAGCCCACCTTCTTTTCTTTGGGCACATATGAGCACTCAGAGTTCGTTCATTACGAAACTCTTTTTCACACCATTTACACTTTGCCAAGGATTTCTCCAATGGATTTATTGTCATAGCCATGTCTTTCAAATAATTCTTTTAATTCTTGTTTAGTGTTAAGTTCGATAAGGAGCTCTATCTCATCATCTTTCATAGTGGGATATAAGTTACTTAGCCCTTCTCTTAAAGAGTCCTTTTTCTTCCTGGCGTTTGGCGGTTTTATATAAGGATGAAATTCAATTTTGCCACTGCCACAGCCGCACATCAATAGCCACTGTAGTTCAGGATGTTTACTGATAGATGCAAAATCCTTGTTTACTAGTTCATTAACCATTAGCAAGTAATGGGCCGCATTTCTGCCTTGCACACTACTACTATATCGCATCATCATCCAGGTGCTGAATGCTTTTTTCTGATCATCATTTAAGTTAGTATACCATTTACGTTGCTTCTTATCCAGAGCACCCATAACTTCTTTTAATGGTATCTGAGGTTTTTTAGCCATTATTAAAAATCCGGATAAAATGTTTTTCGCCTTTGGTTACATTTTTGTGCCAAGTTTCTGGACTGTCATCATCTGCACAATCTGTTATAAACTTCCAACACTCAAACTCCACATTCATTCTTTTGCACACTTTTGCAAGTGCATAGGCTTCCATATCAACGATGTCGCCTAACATTGGATCACGTGGATTGGTTACAAAATTATCTCCACTACTGCAAGTTAATCCATCGTCACCCATAACGATTTCTATTTCATCTTCCCAGGGTGTTTGTCCTACTTTATATCCCATTGGCTCACACAGCATATCTCGTTGAAGAAATGTTGTACATTTATGTATGCCTTTTTCAACAGTAATTCCACCAGCAGTGCCAAAATTCCATACCTTGTTTATATTGGGATAATTTACTAACAGTTCTGTTAACAGCATTGTTGCGTTAACTTTACCTATACCTGTAAAAAATATATTATCCCATTCAACCATGGTGGGTGCTTCGCTCTCAAGAGCCATTATAATAATTTCAGTTTCATCTTTAGTCATATCTAACCAGACTTTGCGTCTTAATTCCTTGTTCTATGAGTCTGGCAGAACCTTGCAAAAAAGTCAAGTCTATAAAACAAGAATAAATGATATTTCTACCACCTGCTTTTCTGATTAGCTCTGCTATTGCTAATGCTGTATTCCCTGTCGCATTAACATCGTCTACTATTGCTATTTTTTGATTGCCTAACTCGCTAAAATCTACCAGATCAGAAAGTTCTAGTGTGCCACTGGCATATTCATAATCATAATCTATGCTGTTTACTGGTGGTGGCAACTTACCAGGCTTCCTGACCATGTAAAGAGGCAGTCTAAGTTTTGTTGCTATGGGAGATGCAAATAAAAATCCTCTAGCATCAGGACTTATAATGGCACCTATATGTTTTTCCTGTACCAGTTTCAACGACATATGGTATATGGCATCTTCATATGCAACAGGGTCAGCCAATAATCCTGATATGTCTTTAAAGTTTACACCCTCTACTGGCCAGTTTGGTACTTCTCTGATATAATCTTTATAGTTCATCATTTAGTTTTAAATCCACCTCTTCCCATGGTAACCATTCTTTACCAAAGTGTCCATAGTTTGTAGTATCAGTCAGTTTAACATTAAACAAGTTAAACCTATCAATGATACCTTTGGGTGTCAGATCAACTAACTGTGATAACTTATATGCTAAGTCGGGCTTTACTTTTCCGTCAGCATACACATAAAAACTGGTAGGCTCTTTAACACCGATTGCATAACTTAATTGCACTGTGCAATTTGATGCTAATCCATTTGCTACAACATTTTTAGCCAGATAGCGAGCCATGTATGCGGCACTTCTATCAACCTTGGTACAGTCTTTACCACTGAATGCACCGCCACCATGTGGGGCATGTCCGCCATAAGTGTCAACAATAATCTTTCTGCCAGTTAGCCCTGTGTCGCCATCAGGTCCGCCAACAACAAATCTACCAGTAGGATTAATAAAATATTCTGTATCGTTGTCTACCCATTCTGCCACTGCCGGCAGGATAATTTCTTTTACTAAACTTCTTACATCTTCTATTTCAACTTCTTCACTATGCTGTGTACTGCATACTACCTTGCTAACACGCACAGGCTTACCAACATGTTCGTACTCAACTGTTACTTGTGCTTTAGCATCTGGTCCTAGCCATGTTACATTATCACTTTTACGATGTGCTTGAAGTTTTTCTAATATGGCATGTGATAAACTCACAGCAAGTGGCATATATTCTGGTGTTTCCTTACATGCATATCCGAACATAAGGCCTTGATCACCTGCACCAAAATCATCTGTACCCAGTGCAATGTCTGCACTTTGCCCGTGGAGTTTAATATCTATATTAACATTTCTCCAGTCGAATCCTTCTTGCTCATACCCTATAGTGTTTATAACATGTCGTATGATAGACTCTATGGTGTCGTTATCTATTGGTGTGCTGCGTTTATATTCTCCTGCAACAATTACTGTGTTAGTGGTTACTAATGTTTCAACTGCTGCTCTGTGCGTTTCATCTCCTGCCAATATGTAATCAGCAATGGTATCTGAAATTAAATCTGCAATTTTGTCAGGGTGTCCTTCGCTGACGCTCTCGCTTGTAAAACTATACATTAAATCAATTCTCCTATGTCAAAGTCTGCAACTTTATTTGCGTCTTTGACAAAATATGCACACCTAGGATTTTCCTTATCCTCTATAGGTACGGCTAAAACATGCCCATGTTTTAGTCTGGGTACATACCATTTTACATCTTGAAATATGTTAGTTATGACTATGTCATCATATCTCAAGGATAAATTCTGTAGAGGGTTCATAGTTAATGCTTTGAAACCTCTATTGTTTAAACTGGCAAGTGGAATAACTTCCACTGCACTAAAATCGTCATCACATATCATAATGCTCCAATCCATGGGCATTTGAATATTTTTATCACCTATATTTAAACAAATAGCAGGTGCGTGAAAACTTTCTAGGAAAATCAAGGGTAAGAAATAAAAGTCAATTTCTTCTTTTTGCCCTGCTTCTAAAATACAATATCTTACATCATCTATTTCATCAGGCAAAGTATCTAATTCATACGCCTTATTTTCAACTGTCAGTATTTTCATATGCTTCCTTATCTCTTATAAACTGCCAAAACCTATGTTCGACATTAACCCAAGCATGGTTAGGGTTATCATTATATATTTCTAAATCAATATCTGCAAAATTTGCTCTGGGTACAAACTTTAAGTCTGGACCAGTCTTTTTTACACCATGATGATGTATAAAGATATCAAATCCTTTCAGATACCACGCATTAATACCCAGAGGTTTATGATTAAGGCTACTGTAAAAACAGCCACCTAAAAATAAAACTTTACCCGGAGTAGTAATGTCTAATTGCTCACATACTGTGTCAATATCAATATCAACATCAGTATAGTCTTTCACAACAGATGCCTTGTTTGCTAACTGAATAGCTCTAGGTTCTGTTATACTCTTAAGTCCATAATCAGATGTGTCAATTATGGCAATGTTTGCTTCTAAATCTCTTGCTATGTTTACAAAGTTGTCGTAAAATATTTCATGCTGTTCTACATTATCTGCTGTGCTTATATCACCATTTAAATAGGCACGTTTTACACCATAGTCTGGTGTCCAGCAATCCATAACTACCATTACATCAAACTTCATTTGTAATCAACCTTTGTTACCCTGTGTGGGAATTTTTGTTCTTTATAATATACTTTACGTTTTGTAAGATGCCTTTTACTAAATTTTAAGTTACTGGTTATGTCGAATATTCTGACATAGTCTTTGTCTTCTGCTTTGCGTATTCCTCGCCCTATGCTTTGTATCACTCTCACAAAACTTTTACCTGGCTCAATAAGTACCAGATTAAATATTCTTGGTATGTTAATACCAACTGCCGCTACACCATATGTAGCAACAATAACTTTATTTGTTGCTTCAGAAACTTCATCATACTCAGATTGACGTGTGGATTGTTTGGTTGCTCCACTGATAAATGACCATTCTGGTTTAAGCTCTGTCATCATTTCGCCAGTAGCCAATCTATCAATCAATACCAGGGTGTTACCATCTTCAGAAAACTTTTCTATCATTTCACACATGGCTTCTATTCTGGTTTTATCTGTTGTTAACCATTTGAGCTCTTGTGCGTAACTGTTAAAGCCCAGAACACCATCTTGCAACTGTAGCACATCTATATCTAATTGTGCTAGCACACCCTTGTCTTGTAGTTCCTTACTGCTTAGATTGCCTATAACAGGTCCCAAACAACACTTAACGCCCACTGCTTCATGCTCGTCCTTAGGTATAGTACCTGTTAGACCCCAACGTATAGGCACATTACGGAACATACCACTTAACTGGTCCTTTAACACATCTGCTTTTGCTTTGTGTACTTCATCAACCATGACACACACTACGCCATTTAGCAATGTATCGAACTCCTCAGTCCGTTGTCCTTTCTTCACATCTTTTTCTAAACTTGCTAAACTTTGCCAAGTACAAATAGTATGAGTCTTATCGTATTGTTTGCTATCCCCGTAGAATACACCAACATCAAGTCCTAAATTTTTATAGTCTTTGGCGGTTTGTGTAACCAAGTCTTTGTTAGGAACAATTACAATACTCTTGCCATACTCTTGTACTTTGTGACTCAATACAGCAGTTACCAGTGTTTTACCTGCGCCAGTGGCAATCTCTTGTAAGCATTGAGGATTATCTAAAAATCGATTAATAATCTCAACCTGATAATCGCGAAGTATAATGGGCAGGCCTTCTGCTGGATGTTTTGGAGGCCATGATACCTTCTCATAACTGGTTTGTTCTACATGATCAAAAGTAAACTTCCAATTTTGCCGCTGATCATCCAGTTCTATTTCGTAACCATCTGCTTGTACAATAGGCAGTAATACTTCTAACAAGTTAATATAACTTCTGCCACCTACATCACAAAATCTCACACACCCGTCCCAACGTCCTAATTTATACGCAGGCATATGATAAGCATGCGGCAAAAAGTATTTTACCGCATCACTCATTTTGCGCCTGGTGCTAGGAGCAAGATTTTTAAAACGAATGTTAACTTCGTCTCTTATTTCTAAGATGGCTTTTTCCATATTAAATATTATATACTATCTATATACCAGTGTCAATGTAATTTGGCGGCCGCCTGCGTTATATCCAGGAGTAATTTCAAATCTGTCATCCAACAAATCTTCTACGCCTAAACTTAATCTTAATTTATCATCGAAGTCATAGTTTAAGAAAAAGTCAATAGTTTCTATGTCAGATAAATCAATCTGTTCGTTTGTACCCCAATTGAAGTCTTCACCTCTGTTATATTGTCCAACAAACACAGTGCTTAAACTCCATTTACCAAATGTGTGGTTGTAGGATAACGATGCTTTGTATTCTGGTATTCTAGCTCTTAGAGTGTCTGTGTAGCCTAAAAATACTCCTATACTACTACCATTATAGAAGTCATACGTATTATTAAACCTTACACCCTTTGTTTCATACTCACCAGTGTTTACATAGTTTAAGGTATCATAAGCATAGTCTATACCTTCTGTGAACTCGTATTTAAACAGAGATAAGACACCATAGCCCATTTCGTATCCAACACCTTCTTCAGGCAACAAGTCACCATTAGCCATAACAAAGACATTATCTCCATTTAACTCATACAGTGTTGGCCTACGATAACTTGTACTTGCTGATGCAAAAAAGTTACCATAAGATACACCCAGTTTGCCCACCGTGATATCGTCTGCAAAACGTACACCAAAGTCCACAGTGTTATTGATGTTCATATATGCATACTGTTCAATATTACTTTTTTCCTGATCCATGTAAATGTCTTTGCTGGCTGTTAAACCTACCACAGTGTTTACTAATCCTGAAAAGAACTCAGCATCCTGTCTGACATCAAAGTAATAATTTTCTGCAAGACTCTGGTATGTGGATACGTCCTGTGTAAAGAATTCCTGATCATTACTACTGTAGCCCAGGGTAAAATTGTCATTACGAATACTAAAACTTTGCCTTACACCAGACTGTAAACAATCATTAGTGGTGCTCCAGTCTGCTGTATAGCACTCGTCATAATCATAGTCGTAATCCTGATAGTTAGCAGTAAATTCTAAGTCATCAAAGAACGTGTACTGTACCCTGGCACCCACTTGTTTGTAGATATCCTCTTCAGTATTGTCTGTTCTGACACTGCCGTTGTCTATTCTGGCGTATGTAACATTGAATAAATCCAGCGGACTTGCACTGATTAACTGTTTTCGATTACCAGTTTTAGCAACATACCCTTGCTGAATTTTATCATTGATAAAGACTGTTCCGCCCATACTGGAAGTACCATACAGTACTCCTTGTGGACCACTCACAAATTTAACCTGCTCATTGCCTGTGGCTAAATCATGACCCAAATCATACCACCCGGCACCAGCATCATTAACTGGTACACCGTTACGATAAACTGCGGTGTGATTTGGTTGTGTGCCTCTTTCTGAAAAACCAGAAAAGCCACCTACACCACCAGGAACAAAAACCGTTGTAGGCTGCAATGCTTCTGATAATGTAGTTACTATAATTTCATTTACGTCTTGAATATCACTTACACTGCCAATCACGGTGATCTCTTCAATCTCCTGTGCTGACGCTGTGAAGGATATTATTGCTAGTGCTGAGAGTATTATTTTTTTATACATCTTTTCTCCATAAAATAAAAAATCTCCCCCAGGCTATCCTGGGGGAGGCACGAACGAGTGTGTGGGAGGTTTAAAATACCACTCGTTTCATACACGTTGACTTGGCAAGGTCCTTCCAATTATCTTCGTCCATTTGACGAAGGTCGGCAATTTTAAGAACCATACGCAAACTGATCTCACGCAATCTTTGAGTGTGCTCGACCATAAAGTCAATAATTTGTCGCTCTACTTCTTTAGTAAAGTTGTAGTCTTTAAGCATACCATCTCCCACAATCTGTTCAATACGTAAGAAACGATCGCGTTCTGAATCCATCTCTAGATCAATGTAGTGACAACGTGACATCAGTGCCGCTAAGTGATCTTGGATCTTCTTAGAACGAACGTTTTCAAAGTTAACGTTGGTGATAAAAATCACACCGCCTTTGAAATCAAATCGATCTGGGATACCTTCCCTACGCAATGCAGCTGATTCTGATTTCCAACTAATAGTACGCTTCTTGCCTGAGTCCAACACAGCCTTAAGCATGTTCAAACAAACTTCGTCAAACAAGATGCTATCACAGTCATCAAATACTAGGATGTCACCTGCATTCGAATTCATGTACAGTGTCTGATACAGACCGATTGGAGTCATTGAACCTTTTACAACTTCAGTTCTAGGTGGTTGCGAGCTCAATTTAGCCATTGCGTCATATTCATCAAGAATAGTTTCAACACCAAATGACTTACCAACACCTGGAGGGCCACTAACAATGAGACCACGTACAACACCATTAGCAACTGAGTCAGTCATTTTGTCCAGGATTTCAAAACGCTTTCTAATCCTAGTGATTGCCTGCTCATCAGTTTCTGCTGGCTTAGTTTCCTCAATAGTAACATCTTCAGGAGTGTTGACCAATACGCGGATATTTCTACCAGCCTGGCCAGTGAGTTCCGAACCGTCTACAGTAACAAAGTAACCCTTTTTACCACGGCTAACTTCTTTAACCAGTTTAAACACTTCGTTTACGACTGGCTTGTTAGCGTAAACACCTTCTTTAATACGGACTTGAGTTGTCATATATTTGCCTCCCACAGCAATTAATTTACTCTATTAGTATAGCAAACTTTGCTGATATGTCAAGCCTGTAAGTGCTTGATTTTATAGATTTTTTAAATTTTTTTGGGCATTTTTGCAAGATCTTTGGTATATTTTACGTGATTCTCCAGCAATCTATCCATGATACTACGTCTGTTATGCTCCCAAACGGTCAGCTCTATATCACATAATCTACGAATTTCCATCATTGCCAGTTTAAATCTAATGTCATGATTATATTCAAGATCGTACTTGTGGTCTATTATGTCATCAAATACATCGAATCCTTTATCTCTGACTCTCTTTATTGTGCCTGGGTGTCCCAAAACTACAAAAGGGTGGCCCATAAAGAAAGGTTTGTACGTCTTCTCAGTAATGAATAAATCATTATATGGTTGGTCCGGGCCTGGTGGATCATTGTAAAAAGATGTTTCTGTAACAATTTGAAAATGTACACGCCTAGCAAACATTAACAAAGAATGTTGTATTTCTCCACCATGGTAGTGTCTAGTGCTATCCAAAACATAGGGTAAATGTCTTGATTGTTTTTCAAGCCAGTTAATTGCAGTTTTTGAAAGAGGAGAATGATCTGGAGTTATAACAGGATTATCAGGATGACTAATCAAACCTTTGTTAAATAAATCCTGTTCGTACAGCCAGGCTACACATTCTATTCTGTGGGGCCTAACACTTCTATTCATGCACAAATAATGTTTGTCTCTGTCTGGGTTGAGAATGTGTTCTACATTAAACGGATCAAAATCTGTACTCAGATAAGGGTTACTAAACATTTCCATTAAATGTACTTTTAATGGTGTGTATGAATTTTCATAACACCAGCTCTGGTATTCTTCCACCACCACAGGACTTAAAGATCCGCAAATTAGGCTGACGCGATCAGTATCTACACCTAGAGGTATATTTTCATGGATTGTCTGGTAATAAGATACTTTTAGTGTTTCGGGAATATAAAAAACTATCTTACTTGATCGACGTGAAAGAGCATATCGTACTTTTTTAGACAAATCTGTATTAAGTGTTAAGACTAATTTATCGTCAATACCAGCGTATTCTGGAAATTGTTCTTCTACTATTTTTTCTAAATGAGGGTCTGACGTATACATTAATCAATCACAATGTCTTCCATACCTGCTGTGCGAAGTCTTGTGATATGACCAATTTGCCACTGTTTGGTGTCCAATCCTTTCATGATGCCTAAAAACTTGTTACGCAATAAACTGAACTGATTGGTTAATTGTGTTAGTGTGATTACACTATCTTCACCATCAACAAACTTCTCTGCATCACGGCTTGATAATTGTCTGTTATAGGCTTCGAGATACTTACGGAATGTTTTACTGCGTTCTCTGCGAAGCTCTATGTTCAGATGTTCTAAAATTGCTTCAATCTCCTGTAATTGATTGAATCGCATTTCAGTTATACCTGGTAACTTTGCTGATGCTTTTTCTAAACTACCTCTGATACCACATTCGTATCTTGCTTCTTCTAGTTCATTTTCAAAGTAGTCTATACAGTCAATAATAACTGATAAATCATCAACTATTTTGTTATACCAGGTGCTCATGGTTTAATCCCAATCTTCCTCGAATTCATCTTCATCTTCAAGGTCTAAATTTGATAATATAGCAGCTTTCATTGAACTGTCAAATTCATTTTTGTATAATTCAATTTCTGCCATATCTACATGATCTTCAAAAGTTTGTAACACTGCTTCAGCAGTAACAACTCGCTCTTTTTTAGGAATATAGTCTTTTACTTTTTCCCAAACTTCATTTAAAAGTGCAATTTCTGGACTCATATTTACTCCTGTGTAAGTCAGTAGAATAAATTGAGTGCCCGAAGGCACTCATAAGTTATTCCTCGATATCGGTTTCTAATTCTTCCGCATCAATGTCACCAACATCAATGTTATTATCAACACTGTTGTGGCTCCATTCATCTATAATTAGTTGAAGTTTATCTGAAGTCCAGCCTTTTCTGAACTCTTTAATAACTTCTCCCGATACAGGAGATACATATTCCAGTTTGTTACCGGTTTTTTGTAGGATACCCTTAGACTCAAACAAGTCCAAACATCCACTGTATGGATCCATACCTGTTTCGTATGGAATCTTTACCTGTACACCTTCAAACGGTTTGCTATATCTGGATTTCATAACCTTACATGCGGCTCTGATACCCATAACGTCTGATACTTTATTACCGTCTGCATCTTCCTTTAGTTTAAGTTTACGCATTGCTACCACAATACTTGATGCATAGATAAAACCTTGTCCGCCTGAGATCTTGTCATCAGGATCAAACATGTCTTGTGATGCGTATGTGTGGTTAGTTGCAACTAAACCAATTGGGAACGGTGCAATCTGGTTAACTGTATTACGCACTAATGCTGTAAGTGCTTTAGGCTTACGTCCTAAATCACCTTTCATATCACCCTTTTGAAACTGATCAACGTCAGTGGGTGTTAGCAACATACCTAAACTGTCAATAACAAACAATAATTTAGGCATTTCTGAATACTCTAAATCACCGTAATTTGCTTTGTAGTCTTTGATAAACTCTGAAAGTGCTTTTGCGACATCATCAATCATGGAAACTGATATACGCAAAAGTTTTTCAGGACTAGTATCAACATCTAGTGCTTTCAACCAATCCTCATCTAGAGCATTCTCTGAGTCAAATAATACTACCTGACAGCCTGATTGCTGTGCGTTTCTAACAATATTACCAGAGCAGATAAAACTTTTACCTGAACCGGACTCACCGGCAAAAACACTAACTTTTCCTAGTGGAATACCTTTTTCAAAGTCTCCACTAATTAAATAGTTTAATGTTTTGTTGCCTGTGCTGATCCAATCTCTTGGATCGTGGAAGCCTGCACTGATCCCACTAATACTCTTAGTGAGACCAGTACGAAACTTAGTCAAATCAAATGGTTTCTGCATTGTTTACTCCTTACTGATTAGCTCGTTGCTTGATCATTGCAAGAATATCATCTGCTGATTTTTTGCCAGCGTCTGCACTTGGTGCAGGTGCCGCTGGTGCTGGAGCAGGTGCTTCTTCAACCACTGGTGCTGGAGCAGGTGCTGTTTCAGCAACTGGTGCTGGAGCAGGTGCCGCCTCCTGTGCAGGTGCTACAGTTTTCTGTAAACCTGTCTGACCAGGTGCTGGAGATGCTGATGCAGGAACTTCTACGCCATATGGCTTGTAAAAGTTACCCCATTTTTCAGGATCATAAAGCTCGCCATCAACACTAGCCGCAAACATTTCGCTAATTGCTTGATAATGTTCAGCAGTAGGTTGTGCTGGTAGGAAGTCATTCAAGTTGAATAGACCATACTGATCAACAGCAGCCAATTCTTCTTCACTAAGTGCACGTTCACGACGTGCCCAGTTACTGGTAGAATAGTCTGCATATTGTCCTTTGCTAGACTTTGTTAAACGGAAATCTGTACCGTTAACATAATCTGTAGGAAGGTTCTCCATCTCAGGATCCATGAGAGCCGCTTTAATGATGTTAAAGATCTGAGGACCAATAACAAAACGTCTGATTGGATTTTCAGGTGCTTCTTCGTTTAGGGGATTGTCAGTTACAAAGCCCTGGAAGATATAAGAACGCTTCTTCCAATACTTACGTCCCATATCTTCTAGTGAAGCGTCTTTGAACCAAGGACGTACTTCAGTCAAAATAGGACATGTATCACCGTACATTTCACCACAAGGTACTTGTACAGTAACAGGTTTATTTTCACCACCCTTAACACCAGGGAAAGTCAAACGAATCATTTGACGCTCTACCCAAAAGAAAGTGTTGTCAGGGTCGTTATCAGGGAGGAAACGCATTGTTGAGGTTTGTCCCTCTTCAATATTCCAGAACGGATAAATTGCGTTGTCCTGTTGAGGTGCAGATGACTTGTTGTCACCTTTGTTTTCCATAGCCGCCAATTTCTGACGGATTGCTTCTAATGAATTAGCCATGTTAGTCTCCTTAAATTGCCATGTTAGCCAAAATTATTAAAAATGCCATGTTCGTATTCGCAACATGCAAATACTATTATAGTGCCTAGATAACAAACTGTCAATAGTTTTTAGGCCATTTTTTGTTTGTTAACAATTTTATTTATCAGATTAATAAAAAAAGGTCCACAAAAGTGGACCTTTAGATTGATTCTACTCTATCTCTAATTTTTAGTTTTTATAGAATTACGAAACTGTCAATGAACTTGGAATAGTTTTCTTCAAAACTTTCTGCCATTTCAGCCTTTACTTTAGGCTGGTTAACACTCATAAGACAACTTTTTACAGTGTTATAATCAAAGTGATCTAAACTTTGTCCCACTGATAACTTTTTACTGATTCCTTGTAAATGGTTACGCAACATGTTATTTTCAGCAGCATTGCCAAGTTGTGCCACCTGGTGACTAAGTCTGGCATGTGGAGTTGAAAAATCTAAGCCGTCATTTTCACTAAGCATATTTTTTAAATTACTAAAGTCTTCTTTAGCGATAGCTCGTTCAATACTTTCTCTGAATGCTTGCTGTCTGTATAACCCTTTCTTGATACTATCCATTGCATTTGCAACTTTGTCATCAAAATGCGTTTGTATGAATTGACCTTCTAGGTCTACATCATCCTCTAACACCTCTACGTTTTGCCTATCCAACACAGACTCAACTGCTGTTGCATAAGATTTGACACCGCATAATTTATCCAGTGTCGACTTAATTTGATTAATATTTTCTACTGCAAGATCTACATACTTGCCATTTTCTTCGTTTATAAGGTTTGCTTTGCGTACATAGCCAACAAACTCTTTTAATTTGCGTTGCTCTTCTGCCATTTCTGCAATAGCAACACCAACGTTATCAAAAACTTCACCGCCCATTTGCAAATGTCTTGCCATTGCACGGGCAGCTTTAAGACTATTCTCATTCATCTTAAATCTTTCATCGCCACGTTGTATTAAAATACTGTGGATATTTCTGCTACGAGCACCGCGAGTTTCTTCATTGACTGCGGCCTTGTGCTTAACAACAATTTTAACATTATCCAATGGTTGGTAACTGGTTTTTGCAGTACCTGTCATTGTACCGAAACCTTCCATTACATCAGCCATATCTATCTCCGATTTTTTATCTACATCGATTTGTTCGCTTTTTGCAGCAAGTTTTCTATTAAATTTCCTATAATCAAAATCTAACAAAAAATCATCAGCAATTTCTTTCAACTGCTTACGCAACAATTCATCATCATCTTCCATACCTGTTGATAGCATCAAACTTTCAGTATTTTGATCTACTCTAATCAAAATGTTAGGTTCAGAAACAGCAAAACGTACACTTTTTTGTGGGTCTATTTCTAGTTTGCCCTCAGTGTTGTATGATGTAACTTCATGCCCATAACCTTTGAGAAGATTAAACACTCTTTCTGAAATTCCTGGATAGTTAATTGCCATAAAAAGCTCTCCTAATGCTATTATTTATCTGTTTATAACATATCTACAGGCATAGGACCATCCCACTCGTCTTCGCCATACTCGCCGAAGTCTCCGCCTGCTAGATTGCTGTTTATAACTTCATATACATCATCCTCAAAAGTACTAACGTAATCCACCATTCTGATTGCTAAGAGCATGCTCATTACAAGATCGTCATGCTCTCCAGGTTTAGCTGCGAAACTGTTGCCCCTGGCCACAAAATTTTTCAATTCTTTAATTAATGGCTTACTTTTAATTTTAATTTTTTCGTTTTCAACAAATCTTTTGAGTTGTAGGCATGCCTCTACTTTGGTTTTATGCCCTGTGTAAAATCCTTTACGTGCACGTTTACCTGATACTTTTTTAGGCTCATTTAACATTTCGCCTGGAAAATTTTCTTCCCCTGTATCTCTTATAACAACAAGAGCAGCTTCACCTATAGTGTTATTTTCTACACTCCAATATATTTGGTTTGCTCCTAGTTCACGTATGTATTGCATGATATCCATCATGGTTTTAATTTGTCCTTCTACAGGAGTCTTATTGTGTTGCCACTCTGCTACTTGCTCGAATGTGGGTAATTCTATTACTTGTATTGCCGCTGGATCGCCTCCAGTACCACTACTTGGATCTAGCGAAACTATGTACTTAAATTCAGGATTAGGCCGTTTATACCATCTTACTTGTCCCATAGTGCTTAAAGGATCGATACCTTCCATTGTGGTCAAATATAAACTATCTATCAATGTTTCTTCATATATAACAAACTCGCAATCGTGTTCACGCATGAATCTTTCATCACCAATGCTAGCTCGTTCCTCATTTGCCCAAGCATCATCTCTGTCAGGATGTTGATCCCACGTAGCCAGATAAGGTTTAAAACCATTCGCACCTATACCTTGCTCGTTTTCATTACCAAACTCGTCAAACACATTATTGGCACCACGCCAAATTGTAGCAAAAGTATCATCATCACTGTTAGGAGTGCTGGTCACTATACACTTACCGCCTGTTGCTAATGTGGGTGACAACGAAGTCCAAAATTCACGGGCAATAGTATTACGCACAAACGCAAACTCGTCTAAGTATACTAAAGACAAGGACATACCACGTCCAGTTGTTTCTGTTGTGGTTGTACTTACAATACGTGAACCATTATCGAATGTGATACTACCTTTATTGTATTCTACTGCACCTGCACGTATATGATCAGGAACATTTTCGTATGCATACCTAACACGTTGCATAATTTCGTTTGAACCACTTGCTTTGTGTGCAGCAATTAATATAGTACTATCTGGTACAAACATTGCATACCACAGCAAGTAACCTGCGGCTACAGTTGTTTTACCCATCTGTCTGCCACACATATTAATACTTCTGCGGTAGTGATTATAGTTGTAAATTAAGTCTTGCTGATAATCAAATGGCTTGAAAGGAATACTACCCAACGTTGGATGTTGTATTTGCATGAAGTTTGTCATAAAAAATAGTGGGCCTGTCTTACGATCAGCAGAGCGTTTAAACTCCAACATTTGTTCTGGAGTATAATCTACTGCTGCGTATGCCTTTTTAACAAGACTGGTATCTGCTGTTCCACGTGCCATAAAAGTATTTAGTTTATTTTTTTAAGCATGCTGACTGCTTGTGATCTATCCATTAATTCAGAAAACAAATAGTCTGCTATTTTTTTATGTCCCGTCTGATCCGGATGATAGCCGTCTGGCTTAACCGACCACTCAATTGCCTTGCTAAAACAAGTAAATTTCTGCATGGGTATTAAACGATTATGTGTAGAGATAGAACGGTCTACAATTTTATGAAACTGATTTCCTATACCGCACCCCCAAAACATCAGGTAATTTATGTTCCTGGTTGTTAACCACTCGTGTAAAAAATTAATTTCCTGGTTTGCTTCATGTAGTCTTTTGGCTAATAATGCCTTGTTATCTGCATAATATGTTTGTAATTTATGTGCATGTATTTCATATT